GAAACACCAAGCTGAACAAACTGGCTCCGCAGTACAACGCGGCCAAGGCAGAATGCCGGGGTCTCTAGCCGTGGAAATGCCGAGCAACATGCCGACCGCAGCGGATTACGCTCGGGAGGACGCTGCAACCGCCAACCGTACCCGAACCAGGGAGCAAACCATGCCGAATACGATCATCCCGCAGAGCAACATCAACGCATTCATCCGGGTCCCTGGGCGGGCACCGACGAAGCTCGGAGTGGCCCTCCAGGAGTGGGAGGGGGTCTGGGTCCAGGAGCTGGACGGGAAGCACTTCGTGCACTTCCCGGAGGCCGGAGAGGGCCACCCGGCCTCCCGGCTCCCGGTGACCGAGCAGATCTACGAGGTGGCGCTGTACACCCTGGCCACCAAGCGACTCACCGACTGGATGCGAAAGAACGGAAAGCGATAAAAATGAGCAAGAGCGAGAGCACCACCCGGCGGACCTCACTGCTGAAACTGGACATGCTCCGGGGCGCAGTAGCGAACGCGGAGGCCCTGATCGAGCGCGGGGCCTACCGGAACGACAAGGCCAAACAGCGGGCCACCTACGAACTGCGGGACGCGGGCAGGCTGATCCTGGCGCTGCTGGACGACCCCAGGATCAACGGGGCGATGGACCTGGGCCGGGAGTACGTCGAGTCCCGGGGCCTGGCATTCGAGGAGTACAACCGGAAGGTAGGCCGGAGTGCCTAAGCAGATCGTCGTCTCGTACTCGGAGCTGGACTCGTTCCGGCAGTGTCCCCTGAAACACCTGCTGTCGTACAAGCAGCGCTGGACCAAGGAGAAGTCCGAGGACTCGGCCCTGGGCAAGGGAACCCTCTGGCACAAGGTCATGGAGGCCCACTACGGGGTGATCAAGCAGGCCCAGGAGTCCGGGGAGCAGGTCAAGGACCCAGCCTCGGTGCTGGTCCAGGCCCGGAAGGCTGTAACCCCGCTGCTGTTCAGCGAGAACGGCAAGCAGACCGAGGTTCAGGAACTCATGCAGTGGATGTACGAGGGCCACATCGACCGCTACGGCACCGACCGGGAGTTCACCATCGTGGGGATCGAGCTGGGTCCTCACGTGCCGCTCCCCTGGCCGGACGGCAGGGACTCCCACTACATTCTGAAAACCAAGCTCGACCTGCTGGTCCGGGACTCGTTCGGCCAGCTCTGGGTGCTGGACCACAAATCCGGGGCGAACAAGCCGACCGAGTTCGAAATGCAGATCGACGACCAGTTCGGGCTGTACACCTGGGCGCTACACCGCCTGGGGTACGAGGTGGCGGGGTCGATCCACAGCTACGCCAGGACCACCCGGAACCAGGCCGACTTCGACGGGTACTCCGGCAAGGCCACCCCGCAGACCCTGGACCAGCGGTTCGAGCGGTACTACCTGAACCGGACCGACCGGGAGTTGAAGGCCCTGGCCGACGACGCGTTCGCGACGGCCCGGAACGCCTACCCGCCAAAGGGTATGACGCTGCCGCTGTACTCGGCCCCGGACCCCAGGAACTGCGGCTGGAAGTGCGACTTCAAGGAGGCCCACCTGATGCTGCGGGAGGGCCTGGGCCTGGAGTACGTCATGAAGTCCGAGGGCTTCCATCAAGATTTCACGAGACACTAGGAGGAACCGTGGAACACATAACGAGCGACCCGCTCTGCAAGAAATCGACTGCGCGGTCGGTCATGGACGCGAAGCCTGGGGACCGGGGCAGGACCTGCCGGGTCTGCACCCCGGCCCCGTCCCCGGAGCCGGGCCTGATCAAGGGCCTGCCGGAGAACCTGCAGCCGAGGTCCAGGACCCTCGCGGACATGCTGGACGAGGCCATCAAGAAGCCATTCATGGACGGGTACAGCAGGACCCGGGCCGAAAACCACTACACCTTCCCGGCACCCAAGTCGGAGTCCGACCCCGACTGGACGAAGGACTTCTTCGCCAGCCCACCGCAGGGGTCTCCCGTGGCTCCCGCTGAACTCCCGGCGGAGACCCGGCAGTCGATCGCCCAGATGTACGCCACGTACGCGGAGTTCAAGCGGACGGGCTTCTCGGAGAAGCAGGCGTGGGACCTGGTGAAGTCGGGCTGGGTGACTGCCTGCGCGGTCCAGGCCCAGTGGCACCTGATGCACGGAGGGGAGGAGTAAAATGTGCAGTCTGCAGGAACACATCGAGCGCGAGAAGCGCGAGCGTGAGGCCCAGATCCAGGCCAACGGTTGCCGGAAATTCCGATGCTGCCGGGAAGCCAGCCACGAAGGTGTATGCGAGGAGGACAACACGCTAGTTGACAGCTAGCCAAATACCCTGATTGACTAGTCAGGCTGGCCCCTCGGGGCTGGCCTGGACTGGGCCAGTACACCCAACAGAGAGAAGAGGAAGCATGCCGAGAGCATCGACGCGAGCCAAGGCCAACCAGGCAGTGGCGGACGCACTGCAGGCCACGATCCCGATGGTCGACAAAGACACCGGGGAGCCTGCTGACGAGCTGGACCTGTTCGCACCCCTGGAAGACACGGTTGACACCTACAACATGTGCTTCTGGGGTCGGGAAGGTGGCGGCAAGACGACCGCGCTGGCCACCGCAGCGAATATCGCCCCGGAGGGGTCGAAAATCCTGGTAGTGAATGCGGAAGGTGGCTTGAAGCTTGCCGCCATGAAGCGGCGGGGCATCGACACCTCGAAAATCGTGATCTACCCGAACCCGGACCGCAACGAGCGGCTGACCCGGGCCGGGCTGGAGCGGGTCTACCGGCGAGTGTCTGCGGACCTCAGCCGAGATCCGAACTCCTGGTACCTGGTGGCGTGGGACTCGGTTACCGAAGTCCACGAAGCCATCGTCGGCCAGGTCTCCGAGGCCAGGATCGCCAAGGCCAAGAAACGCGTCGAGGGAGCTGGCGGGGTCCTGGAACTCGACGAGGCCGACCAGTTCTTCACCGACCGGGACGACTACGGCACAATGTCCAAGATGGTGAAGGACCTGCTGCGGAAGTTCCGGGACCTGCCCTGCCACTTCGTGGCGACGGCCCTGGAGCGCCGGGACGTGGACGAGAAAACCTCCAAGGTCACCTATGGTCCGGCGGTCACGCCAGGCCTGATGAATGCCATCCTGGGTTACATGGACCTGAACCTGTACTTCAAGCAGGAGGACGAGGACGGCCCATACCGGGCGCTGGTCCGTGGGGTGGCGAGCTACCGGACCAAGGACCGAATGGGTGGCCTGCCCAAGGTGATCGCGGAGCCGACCTTCGAGCGGATCCTGGGATACACGGACGGCAGCATCGTCGAGGCCGAGGATCCCCTACAGAAGGGCCTCCCGGCAGTCACACCCCCAAAGGTACGCCAGAGCGGCAAGAAGGTCCGGGGAGCGTCAGCGAAGCCCCAGGAAGAACCCACCGAGAATGAGGAGTCAGACAATGAAGAAGATTAAGCGGGCGCTCGCAGTCGCCGGGGTCACGGCCCTGGCCATGGTCGGGCTGGCAGCACCGGCCCACGCCTACACCAAGTCCAACTGCTACTGGGTGTATGTCAACAACACCAGCTACGGCCAGCGGGCGCTGTCCTGCTACTACGACTACAACTGGTGGGAAGAGACCTTCCTGGGCAAGCGGGATGGTCGCTTCTACGAGTACCAGCCGCAGTACGTGTAGCCATGACGCTCTCACCGAGGGTCGAGGAGCTGGCCACCAAGGTCAAGCAGGCGTCCGACTTCGTGCAGGAGTCGCAGTCCAAGGCGAACTTCCATGAAGCCAGCCTGAACTCCGCCAGGGCCGAGGTCGCCCAGGCGGAACACAAGCTCATGCAGGCCAAGAACGACCTGATCCGAGCCATCACGAATCCGGGGTCCCCAGGGTCCTCGGCACGCAAGATCCAAATCGAAAACAAGAACACCGCAACGAAAGTAGGAATTAACCATGCCTAAGCTCTCCAAGAAGCTCGCCAAGGCCGCAGAAGCTGCAGAGATCTCGACCGGCGACTTCCCGCTGATCGACCCCGGCTTCTACTACGTGATGCTCGCTGAGGTCCAGGTGATGGACGGCAACTACGCTCCTCGCTGGTCCGCCACCCTCAGCAACATTCACCACGCGGAGACCCTGGAGGAGGTTCCGGGTCGCCAGTGGTACAACATCAACGTCCCCGCAGAGGGTCCGGCTCCGGCCAACTACCCGAACGGCGACAAGAAGTGGGCCAGCTTCCAGTCCATGAGCCTGGGCCAGCTCCACGGGTTCTTTGAGGCGTTCGGGTACTCGACCGACTCGGACACCGACGAGATGATCGGGGAGTGGGCCAAGGCCAAGATCACGATCGAGACGATCAACAATGGCCCCCGGAAGGGCGAAAAGACCAACCGCGTCAAGTCCCTGGTCCCGGTCGAGGAGGACTTCGACCCGACCCAGTTCGATGTGGAGTCGGACGGCACGTTCTAGCAGTTCAGTTTCACGTGAAACACTCGAGGCCCCGGGCGCAAGCTCGGGGCCTCACCCCTAGTCCCACCACGGAAGGACCAACCCATGGTCAAGCTTAGTGACCGACTCGCCACACTGGCGGGAGAATACCGACCCGAGACGATGCTGGATTCGGCGCTGGCGCTCGCCAGAGACGGCTGGAACGTGTTTCCGCTGCGTCCAGGAACCAAGATCCCACTGATCGGCAAGAAGTCCGGAGGAAACGGAGCACACGATGGCACGACTGACGAGGCCACCATACGGACCTGGTGGAAACGATACCCTAATGCGGGGATCGGCGCGAATCTTGGAGACGACCGGCTGGCGATTGACCTGGATTTCAACCACGGTGCCACCCGGCTCCGGAGTCTGCCAGATACACGCATCCATCACTCGGGTCGGGGGAATGGAAACCTTCACCTGGTTTACCGAGTTGAGCCTGGATCGGCTGCTGCAGCTATCCGAAGTGGAACGAATGTACTTGGCCCTGGAATCGACATTCGAGCGGGCCGGGGGTCCTATATCGTAATGCCTCCGACTCCGCACGAGGAGACGGGCGAGCCGTACACGATCGACCCCACGCGGACCCAGGAGCACACCCTCACGGACGCGGAGGTCGAGGCGATCTTCCAGGAGTCCGGAATCCAGGCTCCGGCGGCTTCCCGTGGCGCAGCGCGGGGCCTGCAGGTGGTCCAGGGCAAGAAGTCCCACCAGCGTCCGATGGTGTCCGCGAACACCACCCTGGCGGGCCTGCTGGCGGACCCTCCCTCGGAGGGTGGCCGGAACGACTGGTTCACCCGGGTCTGCGGTCACGTGATCCGGGACCATACTAAGTTCAACTCGTACGAGCGGGCCGCTCTCAGCCACTCCGGGCTGATCGACCCGCCACTCCCGGTGGAGGAGCTGCAGAAAACGATCCAGTCGATCTGGGACGCGGAGCAGGCCAAGCCCGAGAAAACGCTGATGCCGGAGAATGGGTTCCTGACCGGGAACAAGCGGAACCTGTTCTGCCAGATCTCCAGGAAGGAGGGTGAGGAGACTGTCTACGACCAGGCCCCGTACGCGGACTTCGATATCGAGGCCCGGGGTGTGGCGGTGGACGACACCAAGAGGCGCGTCTACTGGGTCCGGCTGCACTGGCACGGCCAGATCATCGAGACGACGCTGCCGGGCGAGCTGCTGGGCAACGAGAACGCATTCAAAACCTGGCTGGCCTCGCGGGGCCTATCGGTGGACCCACCGTTCGCGGCGAACCCCAAGACCGCACCCGCCACCAGAATCCTGAGGTACCTGAACAGCCAGCAGCCACCGGAGGTCCAGATCGTGACGACCCTGGGCTGGGACGACAAGGTGGAGGCGTTCGTGACCCACGATGGGGTGATCGACCACGAGGGCCAGCGGTCCAAGGAGTCGGCGCAGGTGGTGGCGAACCCGGCCCTGGTGGAGCGGGACGTGGCACCCTACGTCTACGGGTTCGGCAGGGACTTCTCGGAGGCGCAGCGGGTGCTGCGGGAGGTGCTGACCTTCCAGACCGAGGAGACCACCTCGATTTTTGGCGCGTGGTGGGCGGCTTGCTTCCTTAAACCGCAGGTCCAGGAGCGGACCTCGCTGTTCCCGTTCTTCGGGGTGGAGGCAGCGTCGGAGTCGGGCAAGACCAACGGATTTTTCGATCTGATGGTGGCGATGAATGGCAACACTCGAGGCCAGGTCGTGCCGACCCGTCCGGTGCTGCGTGACCTCGCCTCCGCCAACAAGTCGGGGATCGTCTGGGCGGACGACCTGGACGACCTGGAGCCGTACGGGGAGCTGTTGCGGGCGTCGACTTCCAACGGCACGGCTTCGAAGATGGAGGCGGACCGCTCGGGGATCAAGAATACCCAGGTGGTGGCTCCGATCCTGATCTCGGGCGAGGCCCTGGGGTTCGGCTCGCAGAAAGCGCTGGTGGACCGCTCGATCGTGCTGCAGATCGCCTCGCCCAAGGGTCGGCCATCACGCCACGACCCGGATCGGCCCCAGTGGGAGGATATTGTCGAGCTGAAATCGCAGTACCCGGAGAGCCAGGGTGGTCTGTCGGTGCTGGCGGGTCACTACGTGCAGCATGCGATGCAGCACCGGAAGGAGTTCGGGAAGGCCCTGGCCCGGGAGGCACGGAAGGGCACGGGACGACATGCGGACAAGCTGGCGGTACTCCGGGCCGGGGCGATGCTCCTGGATTCTCTCGTGGGTCAGGACGGGGCCTGGGAGGGCCAGGGCGAGCACTACCGCCGGGTTGTGCGGTGGTGCACGCTCAACGGACAGGTCCTGGACCAGGACAACGCGTTGACCATCAAGATCCTGCCCTGGGCGCTGCGGCAGTTCGGAATGCCGGACGAGGCAGGGGTCGAGTCCGGCGGGAAGTTTGACGGGATCCGGACTCCAGTATTCGTCGACGGGAGTGACCTGAAGGCAAACCAAACCTTGGATGGCGAGGAGTCCACCGAGATCTGGTATTCCGTGGTAAACCTGGCTGCAGCCTGGAGGCGCGAGAACAATGGCCGGGTGGACCAGCGCACCGAGTCCGAGAATGCCCTGCAGCAGCAGGCCCAGGCGCTTGGTGGTGAGACCAAGCAATTCCGGGCTGCAGGATCCGGGGTGAAGTCGATCAGCACTCGGTACCGCAGGCTGGCCCCGGAGTACGTAAAGATAGTGCTCCAGAGAGTGGCCGGGTAGCGTTCCGGGCCTGTGGCGCTACGGGTGCGCTACAGGCCCGGAGGCCCGGAACGACGGGATCGAAAAACCCCAAGAAATATATAGTAGCATTGTAGAATACCTAGAGAACATCTTTTGCGTACGTACGCACACACACACACACGCACACACGCACACATTACGAGGGCTTAGGCCGGAGAGGCGCTACCGTGCTACAGAATACCCTCCGACCCCGGAGCGACGCGGCAGAATACGGTGCTGCGGGGTGCAGCAGTACCGCAGCAGTCGCTACCACCCCCACACCCCCAGATCTGGGTACCCAGGCTGGGGGGACCACCCGCTTGCCAGCACGGCAAACCCGGGTATACGATGGATCCTGCACCACCCCACCGGGTCCCTGGGGGACCCCGACACAAGGAGCAAACAGAATGCTGGTACAAGTGCAAGCCTACCTCGGGCCGGACAAGCCGGAGACCCTCGCGGAGGCAGTTTTCGAAGTCTCACGGGAGCCGCAGTACGCGGTGGTCACTCAGCTCCGCGAGACTGGCCACACCCAGATCTGGGACGTATACCGCAACGAGGCGCTGGCCACGCAGTGGACCGAGCGCCTGACTAACGCGGTGCAGTTCGGGATCCTCTGTGTCGCCCGGTATACCCTGCTCCCGGGCACTCCGGAGGATCACCCGGACCTGGATAGCTGGGGAGAGTCCGAGGACCCGGAGCTGGCGCTGGCGGTCGCGGAATGACCAGCCACGACCTCTCGGAGGAGGTCATGGCTGCGCTGCCTGCGGGCAGCAAGCCCAGGCGCAAAGTGGAGATCCTGCCCACGGACCTGCTGAACCTGGCCATCGGGCCGGAGAAGCTGCCCGGGGTGCGGGTCGCAGTGGATACCGAGACCTCGGGACTCCGCACGGACGAGGGGGCCAGGATCTCCACGGTCTCGGTCTCCTGGATCGACTGGGACCGGAAGTGGAAGTTCGTGCAGGACCACCTGTGGAACTCCGGGATCCAGACCTACCGGGAGGAGGAGCTGGACGACGGTAAACGGGCCTGGGTGGTCTCGTTTGCTTGGCCCTTCGATCAGGGGGTCGCGGGCACCGGGAAGCCGGAGGACTCCGGCCAGGAGGTGCTCTGGGCCGACACCGAGAACCTGCCGGTGCGGGAGTTTGCGGCGCTGCTGGACTGGCTGGAGCTGGTCGGCAAGGACGCGGGCCTGAGCATGCAGAATGCGAAGTTCGACCTGCACCAGTTCCGGCACGGGGTCAGGCGCTGGCCGGGCGTCGCACGGGACCTGGAGGAGTGGGTCGACTGGGACACGCAGAATGGCAACGACCTGCTGTTCGGCTGGCTCCCGTCGACCTCGCTGAAAGGCCCGGGGACGGCCACCGAGTACCTGTGGGGAGCGCAGGAGTCGGACGAGAAGGACGTGATCTCCAAATATTTGAAGAAGCACAAGCTCCCACCGGGTCGCTGGGACCTGATGCCGTGGTCCGTGATCGCCCGCTACGCGGACCAGGACGCACGCCTGACGGCTCGCCTGGACGAGGTGCAGATGCGGCGGATGTTGACTGCGCACAAGGACTGGAAGGGTTGGTTCGCGAACGGGACCCTGACGATCCACGCTGCGGCCTCCCGCAGGATGGCACTGACCCAGATGTTGTACCGGATGGAGAAGCGCGGACTGCCGTTCGCTCCGCACCTGGCCCGGCAGTGGGCCGGGACCATCCAGACCCGGGCCAGGCAGAAGGCCGAGCTGCTGCCGTTCCGGCCAGCCACCCTGGACACCGCGAAGCACTACTGGTTCGGGGACGGGATCAAGAAGGGGGTCCAGGGCCTGGGGCATGCTCCGCTGTCCAGGACGGCCAAGGGAGCGCCATCGTTGACTGCGGACGACGTGGGCAAGCTGGTGGAGCGGGGA